CTCAAAAATTGGGTGTACGACGAGCTCAAAGCCATCCAAGACACGTGGTCGGATTTGAGAGGCAAGCAAGCAACTAAAGAAGCACTGCGGATTGAACCAGTAAAAAAGTGGTTCAAGCAATTGAATCTGCGACCTCGCCGAAGAACTCTACAAGCTGAGTTTAAGATGACAATCGCTGAAACACGTAGAGATAAGCTGCTACTCGCCAAATACAAACGCAGCGACGAGTGGGCCCGAGTAAGGCGCAGGTTCAAGAAGATGCACCCTGAATGTGCCGTATGCGGTGCAACAAAGGGTACTATGGTTGTCCACCATATCTTACCTTATTGGAAGTATCGCGAGCAGGAACTTGAGGAGAGCAATCTGATAACCCTCTGTAGGACGCACCACTGGACATTCGGGCATCTATGTGACTGGAAAAGTTATAACTTAAATGTAGTTGAAGACGCTGAGATTTGGCGAGAGAAAATAGAGAATCGCCCAAAATGGAGACAGTTTTAAAATCGGCACGGATAGCGGCAGAGAGAAGCCTTAGCATGGAAATACCCTAGCCATACGAGATTCACCTCCTTTTGTCTGCTGCCCGTTAAGCCGAAAAAGCTTCAAAGAGGTTTAAAACATGGTATCAGACGAATGGAAACAGTTTCTTGTAAAGAATTTCAACGCAGATAGCGACGTAGTCCTTTCACTTGAAGAACTAACATTAGAGCAAATTCACGGTCTTTTAGGCTTAATAGAACGAAAATTGTTTATCCATACGCAGGAACAACAAACAAAAGGGGGTGTGTGCCCATTAGAGCAGTGGAAGATAGACGATACTCGTAAGCTTCTCATTAAAGCACGAAGCGGAGTTGGGAATATTATCGGTCACGAAAAATGGCAAGAGAACCTAATGAGCAGAAATATTGACTAAGTAGATAAAGTGGCTCGCGAGTCGGTTCAAATCCGGACGTATAAGGAAAATAGAACCGCGAGCCATATTACCTAAAGAGGCATAAAAATGGAAAAAGCAAATGCTGAAGAATATGTGCCATCAGTAGATGACGAAGAAGAAGCCGGAAAAGCGTTCAAAGTCCATAAAGAACCACGCTACATGACGGCTGACCAAGTACGGAACGAGGCACCGCATACAGGAACGTACTCAAACCAAAGTCAATCATATACGCCAAAGCCAATCGAAGAAGACGACGATGAAACCTACGCACCACCCAGAGAACCACACAAACCAAAGCTAGAAGATGGAAAGCGTTACAACGCCAAAATCACCAGAGTAGAGGTAATACGGGACCAGCCAGTCTACAACCACCCAGAGCGAACGCAGGACGTGTTAGTCTATACATTTCTCATCAGGAACATCGAAATCAAAAGAAGGGTCACAAAAAGTACCGGAGAAATGAGCAACCTTAATAAGCTCGCAAAAGAATTTGGATACGGAGATATATCGTTAACAGGCTTTGATGGTAAGAAACTTGTGGGTAAATCATGCCGGGTTAAAATTTGGCACTCTAAACCAACTCAAAACGGTAGCGTATTTGATAATATAGACATTGACAGTGTAGAAGCGACCAATCCGCCTGAAGGTGAGGAATAAACAACATGCGACCTCGACAGGAGGAAATCAGATGTCCATGCGGCAGGACGTTTCTTCGCGTCAACTGGTCACGCGGCCCTGGTAACTCTTTTATTAAGCACCGAGGCCGTTCTGTTTTTTATTGCGAAAGCTGCCGCGAAGAACGCGCACGCGGGCGCAAATATGGAATTGCCTTACAGGAGGTGGAAGGATGATTCTTACTACAATAGCTGACTACATGTACGTCTCCCTCATTTTCGGTCTTTTTCTTATAATATATCTTGCTCTCGCTCTGCCGATGTTCGCTGCGGAGTGGGTAAGATGGAGGTTAGCACATTGACCGAGGAAGAAGTCACTATCCAACTCACCGGCGTAGAAGTCCAGAAGCTCGTTGAAATGGGCTATGAATGCGTACTCTCCGGGCTTACTATGCTGCTCTTCGTCGGGACACGTATCGGGCTCGAACCGCAGTTTATTGACATGCTCGAAGCACACCTCAAAAGCTACGGCGCAGGACTTGAAACCATGAACCAGTTAAAAAACGAAATGGAAAAGCAGCAGAACACAGACATTGGGTATGGTTAGTATGGACGAGGAATACAGAGATTATAGCTGGCTTAAAGCGGTTCCTGCAAAAGACCCGTACGCTCTTACGGAGAAAGTTCTTATGGATTCTGACCGCATTGATATTGTAGCACGAATACTAACGGACGAACTTGACCTGATCGTGAATTTAAAACGTCGAGTGATCCATTTAGAACTGCTCGTCGATCCAGCCGTTCAAGAGGAGTATAACGAGGTCACGAGAGGATGAACCTACCTTGTAACACCTGCACACACGCGAGCCAGCGCGACGGTAAATACCACTGTGAGGCGCGAGGTTTCACCATTTCGGTGGACATAATCTTAGGGGCTTTCTGTGACTTCTATGAGCGAGATCCCACAAAAACGCTGTAACACCTGCAGACTCTCTCGCACGATGCCCGATCTAAGGCTTCATGTCTATTGCCGAGAGGAAGGCGCACCAGTACCTGCATTTAAGGAAGCATGCGACCTTTACGACGACGACACGCGCAAGCTGAACCGAGGGTGGAGCGTCGAGAAGAGGCTTTTAAATCTGACAAACTTAACTCAAGGAGGTTTTACTGATGAAAACGATAAAGGACAATGATGATTTACAAACGATAGAGGACAACCATCTTAAGAAGATTCTTATGGATCTACGCCGTGACAAGCTTATTCCAAGAGGCTACCGCTCCTATTGCCTTCGAGGTCGCAATGCTAAGAAAGACCACGCGACGAACTTTGCAGTGGTAGGAATATGGGTCTTCTTTGTGGTGCTCGCTGTCGGAGTTTTACGCTGAATGAACAAAACTAACGCAGTTCACCGGCACATGCTCAACATGCAACGGTTAGAGCGAAGCGCCAAGACTAGAGTTAGAAGGTGTTATACCCAGCAAAAGAAACTCATAATACCGTACGTCCGCTCCAATCCAAAGGCAGACCTAACCGCGTTCTTTACAACCCAAATAAAACCTCTATGGCAAAAGACGCTAAAGCAAATCTGGCAGGATAGTATTGAAGAAGCTGAGAAAGAGATTAGGGGCATTCACTCCGGCATCATTAAAAAAGATTGGCAGGACTACGCGGACCAGTGGCTCAAGGATAACGCGGGAACTAAAATTGACGGAATTACTAATACTGACCTGGAATGGTTAGCCAACACACTGCAAAGCGGACTAAACGAAGGCAAAAGCAACGATGAGATAGCTTCTGATTTAACTGATGACTGGGACAACATGTCTGACGGTCGTGCGGGTACTATTGCGAGAACTGAAATGGCAGGCGCATACAACTACGCTTCTAATGAAACGGCTGGTGATTTACTTCCGGACGGATCAACTAAAGTTTGGAATGTGACGAGCAGCAACCCTAGACCGTGGCACGAAGAAGCAGATCAGCAGGAAGTCCCACTCGATGAGCCGTTTTTAGTAATGGACGAGGAGATGGATTATCCCGGTGACCCCCAGGGCAGTGCGGCCAACGTGGTTAATTGCCTTTGCCAACTGACCTACAATATAAACGAACCAGAAGAAAACGAACTAAGTCCAGAAGAGGAAGAAAGCGCACTAAGCGAAGCGAGCATGCAGCTTGGAGGTGAAGAATGACGATTAAGGTCGATCCGTTAGTACCACACATCGATACAATCAAGGCAGTCGATTATTCATTTGGGGTGTGTCATAAGTGTTGCAATAACGTTGTTGGACACGCGGTCTACGTCTACGAGAGCTACGACAAGCCGCCTAAGCTTGTATGCTCCTACTGCGAGCTGGATACGTATTTTAAGAAGCTTGAGGATATTATGAAAGGAGTAAGGTGAATTTGGTGCCATGCGAGCACTGTGGAAAACCAGTACCCCCTGAACCAGCAGTAGAACGCGATACCGGCCAGTTATATTTCTTTTGTCCCTTCTGCCAACACAACAGTTTCCTCCCAATAATCGAACGCGAATCGAATCCAGAATTGAAGATAATTGTAAGGAAAGAGCGAGTGAAAAATGACGTCAGCAAGCGAGAGACAGATTATATTACAACGAGTAACCGCATTGAGACGGTTAGCGAAGATCGGAGCAGCTAGAGAGGAGTACCCTAAACTAACTGAAATCGACAAATGGGCAGAAGAGGTAGAGGAGTACGTCAAAAGAAAATGAAAGATGAAACGATGGAGAAAAGGCTTAAAAGGGTTTTTGAGATAGATAAGCCAAGGAAACCGACGATGAGAATAAATAGTACGTTAGTAATGATCGCCGCGCTCTTCGTGGTCTGTTACATCGCGACGCTCTGGTACTTTATTGTGATACGATGAAAGTATGCGCTAAATGCGGTAAGGAACTACATAAGAAAGAATTAGCCGAGGTTCTATGGCGCTGGCCTGGTAAGTGGGAGGTAATCACTTTCTGTGCCCGCTGCCAGCAAACGATTTACCAAGATTTCCTATTTAGATATGGATTAAAAAGGTGAAAAAAGAACATGAGAATACAAGAAAGCGAATCGTCGTCTCGAATACACTACGAGACTGAATTTACAGAAGGAAAGCAAATGAAAGGAGTAATAGACAGGTTTGATCCGAATAAGATGACCTGGCTTAATTTATTACTCCTCACTGAAGTCAGTGACCAGCTACGGGTATTAAACGGGACTCTGGCAGTCATAGCAACCAAGGAAGCGTTTAAAGAGCAACTAAAAAGAGAGGCAAAGAAGAAATGACCTTACCAACACTAGGCAACTATGTCCTCGGCTATTTGAGAGATCCAAAGCCGAGAGAAGAGTACCGACTATTCCCAAAGCTTACACCGGCCCAAGTGGCTGCATTGCCAGCATCGTATTCAATTCCCGATCTTACGCCCGTAGAGAATCAAGGCCAATTAGGTGACTGTGTAGCCAATGCCGGAGATAATGCGTTCAAGATCCGAGCAGCAAATGAGGGCTATGCGTGGTTCAATGGCGCACGGCTACCACTCTATCAATGTTGTTTAGTCGCTGACGGTCAACCATCACCACCTAATCAGGATACCGGCACATCACTCTCTACCTGTGCACACATCCTTGAAACGGATGGACTAGCACCAGAAATTGATTATCCATACAATACCGCAGAGTTTGGGCAATCTATCCCTCAAACCGTCCTTAGTGCTGCAAAGACGCATGAGCTGTTGCAAGCCACTAAACTAGATGCTGCGGATGGGCAAGATACCATAAACAGCATGAAGGCTGCCATATACCAAAACTTCCCCATCATGTGGGGCATGGATGTTTGGGAGTCTATCATGAACGTAGGCTCAACTGGACAAGTGCCGATGCCTGATGGCTCAAGTCCGATTGGAGGCCACGCACTTTGCGGACTAGGTTGGAGTGATAGCTTTGGCAATCTGGATGGATCACAAGGGGCGTTCTTATTTAAGAACTCCTGGGGCCCCTGGGGTAAGGCATACGGTATAAGCTCTGCTGGCTATGGCGAGCTACCATATAACTACATCCTTGACACCGGAGCTGGCTTTGGAGATGTTTGGAGCCTCATTAATATGTCAGGCTTTGGGCCTGCTCCTAGTCCACCTCCTAACCCGACTCCTCCGGTGGCTCCGGCAAATTTTACATGGGGCATTAATCAGCTTGTAGGAACTCAATTAACGTTAGTGGGTTCGACCTACGACGCAAAAGGCGACGTGCTGCCTAATGCCCAGATAAACATCGACCGCTCTTCAGCCCGTGGAACGACGCAGAACTGGACCCGTATGGGTTCTCCAGTCAGTAACGCAGGCGGCGCGTGGCGTCTGACCATGCCGGTGGCCAGCGGCCCTAACTTCTTTTGGCTCGTAACGGCTGACGGAAAAAGAGGATACTGGTCCACGGATGAAATTTACCTGTATGAGTGAACCGAGGCAGTTTGTAGCGTGTCCTTATACGGTAGCGACTAAAGATATAGAGTTTTGTAAGAAGTGCTGTGAGATGTTTTATTTATGCCCAGCGTTTGACAGGTCAAAATATGAAACTCAATCCAGAAACTAAAAAGCTCCTTAAGGAAATACGCTCAAGGAGAGACTACTTTGCAGAAACCGATGATGAAGAGCTTATCGAGAGGATACTCACCGAATGGCTGCACTATGAAGGTGAAGAACACGTAAATGACTGGATTCAATCTTTTTTTTAAAATGAGAATACAGCACCAATCACGCAGGAACCTGCAGCACTTTCGCCCGGTCATGACATACCGATGGAGACGGAAACGAAACTGAATGAGCATACTCTATGAATACATCTGCCCTCACTGCGGCGCAGCAAATACAAGCCAAGCTCTTCACCGTTTTGGCTCAAATGGTATTCCATGTAAAGTTTGTGGAGAAAGGATAACAGATAAAAATTTCAGGACTAGAGGTACAATTAAATGCGGGTAGAAGGGCCGAATAAAATTAAACTGGAATTAGAAGAAAGCATATTCGAGCTAATCAAATTAATCAAACCAACACACCCCGGCGACAGCTGTAGATTCCTAGAAGGTCCATTGTGGGCAGAATCGACCCGAAAATATAACGGATGGCTGGTGAATCGAACATACCACGTAATTAATCATCATCTGTATAAAATCTCACTCAGAAACGGCGTACGCTCAAGACATACGTATCTAAGAGTCTCTGGTCGCGGGAATGTGAATGAGATCACAAAAGACGAGGCAATGGAAATAATAAAAGACAGAGTTGGATACGTTGAAGACAGCACATTAATGGACATTGGACCAGAGACAGACCCGGCAATACCTTATACGACAGTATCTTGCGACTGGTAAAGCAGAATGATAAAAAAATGTTCTCGCTGCGGTAGGCCGGTCGAGACAAAAGGCTTCAAGACATGTGATACCTGCCGCGAAGAAAGCAGGAATTATCGTTCGCAACATAGGGAGAGAGAACACGAACGCCAAATCGAATGGCAGAAACTCAGCAGGAAAAAGAAACGTGAAGCTCGTTTTCTTGAAGGAATCTATGAACAGTATTCTCACGACGAGCTAAAGGCAATATCAAAAGGAAAAAGCATCAGCACATTTTCGGTAAAACCCCCCAAGGTGAACATCGACCACTCCGGGGATGAAATCAGGTTTGGTTTTTTTACTGACTCGCACATGGGGAGTATCTATTATCACGAAGAGTTCCTAGACGATTTCATACAGACGTGCAAAGAGAAAAAAGCCGACTTCTGCGTGTTCGGCGGCGACCTCACCCATGGCATGGACTCACGAAAATACAATCTACTCTACGAACTCAAAGAGATAGGCTACGCGGCACAAAAGCACTATGCCGAACAACAACTCGCAAAGATACCGTTCTATACCTACGTTATCGACGGCAACCACGACCGCTGGTACGAATCAATCGGAGCGCACATCGTAGAAGACATCTGTAACGCACTCCCCAACGCGGAATACATCGGCAGGGATGAGGGAGATATAGCGATTAAAGGAATAATAATACGGGTATTTCACGGTGAGGATGGTGGGAGCTACGCCCTATCATATAGACCACAGAAGCTCATAGAGAGCTTTACTGGCGGAAACAAGCCCAATGTGCTGCTTATGGGACACGCACACAAACAAGGCTACTTCTTTGACCGTCACATTCACGTGGTAAGTGGTGGAGCTCTCTCGACACAAAGTAAATGGATGAGGAGTAAAAGAATGGCGAACCACGCTGGCTATCACTTCATAACGATACGAGTAGATGAGGAAGGTGTGCAAGAGTTCAATCTGTCATGGAGACCGTTCTATGTTTAGGATATATCATGATCACCGTCATAGATTCGCGTTATACGGTAACGGAAAAGCAACGATTGTAACGATTCTGTAGGGTTGTAACGAGAAAGGGGTGAAAAATGACATCCTGCACAGAGTGTGGAAAAGACATCCCACTAGACGAGTACATCCAACTAACCGTCGATGAAGACACCCTCACAACTGACATGCTCTGCGATGAGTGCTGTAGGAAAAAAGTATATATCGCTTCTTAAGGCGTAATCTGACACGGCTGAAAAAGAAGAGCAGCCGCAATATCCCACAGCCTGTCAACCTCACTCGCCCAATCATATAGTACCATTCTGCTCTTATGGTGTTTAATATCCTTAATCCGGTCTTGTGCAACAGTTAACTCTTCTTCTGTATACTCTAAAGCCCTAACATGATGCTGCTTAAAAATCGTAGGAGAATGAGGGTTAATATAATTCTGATGCGTGCGGTTAGCAAGCTGGTACTCAATTCTTTCCAAGCGCAACCCAATCATCATAATAAGCGGGATCTGCTTCGGACTCAAGTCTAACGCTTCTGGATATCGTAGCACGACCTTTTTCTCTCTTCAGCATGTGCAAGTATAGCACACAAGCCCGTATAAAAGACGTTTTTTATGGTATATACGCGTAACGGTTATTAGATACTAATGCGTTCTTTTACACGAAAACCTCAACACTGTGGGCGCGGCAGAGTTTTGCATCACCTCCGATATTCTGCCGCTCCCCAATAAAGTGAGTATCACAATGACAACAACCGGAGTATATCAATTAGCCGCAAGTTCGTTTTCAAACGTTGCGACACTATGGAACCAGGGCTTCGCCGATTTAATCCAAGTCACGTCACCCGGCGCAGGAGCAGACGCTAGTTTTGTAGCTGCGTGTCAGGCAGTAGGCGCAAGTCCGATAATGAACAACTCGAATGACGGCAGCGGTGGTTGCGGTGGACAAAATTGTACATCGTATTACCAAGCTTTAGCTGCCGCAGGAATACAGGCAGTCGGTGGAGAAAGCGAAGGCGCTGTTGAAGACACAGCGATAATGAATTCTTTAATCTTCTGGAACTGCGGCGGTGAAGGCACAGGGGGCCCGACTGGGAATAATAACATATGGGCTGCTACAGACGGCAACGCTGGCGCAGTCATGGGCCCAAAAGGCTGTGCGTCATACCTGGAAAGCTACACCTCCAACTCAATGATTTCAGCTTCAGAACTAGGCCAAGAAGCAGGCTACAACAAGGACGCCGGATGCAAAGAAATTGGTGTTATGATAGGGAGTTGGTGTTCAAACGATTACGGCGCCAACGCAGATACCTACCTTGAAATAGCTGATGAATACGTAAGCAATGGTGTTAATCCCGCAGGGTTTAGTTATTGGTACGTAGAAGGGGACTCATCCGCATTTGCAGAGCTCGCAATGATGCAAACCCTCATGGAAACGTACACCCCTATTAAGGAAAACATCCTAACGCGCTTTGGTGATTCACCAGGACCGGCACCGACACCAAAGCCAGCCACACCCGCAAACTTCACATGGGGGATAAATCAGCTCGTCGGCACGCAACTAACGCTCGTAGGGTCAACCTATGATGCAAAAGGTAACCTACTTCCAAACGCTCAGATAAACATCGATAGAGCATCTGCGCGAGGCACTACACAGAATTGGGCCCACATGGGATCTCCGGTAAGCAATTCAGTGGGTGCATGGCAACTTAAACTTCCCGTTGCAAAAGGAGCAAACTACTTCTGGTTGGTAACGGCTGACGGCAAGAAGGGCTATTGGAGCACGGATGTCGTTTACATCCAGTAAAAAAGAGAAGTGAGACTACGCAAACGTGGACAAATGCCGTACGTGGTGCTTATTGTACCCCCAGTGGTGCAGCGAATGTAAAGAACAAGCGTACGTGCTCTCAAAAGAACTACACAACATAGAACGACGAAATCGCTACAATAAAACTTTAGTTTAAGGATTAAGGAGAATTTTTAAGATGACCGACACATTCAACCCATCTACAAGTGCAGTAGGCTCTGCAACCGTAAACGCCGCTGCAATCGACACGACGACCACAATGGTCCTGCCAACTACAGGCGCATTGTTCGTAAACGTTGCATTCCCAGTCACAGGGATGTTAACGCGAAACGACACCGGAGTAGGCATACCAAACCAGACAATCCAACTACAAGACGGGTCAGGTAACAACATCGACGGAGCAACCGCAGTAACCGCAGCCGACGGCACGTATTCGATGGAAATGACCGAAGCAGCTGCAGGGACGTATGAGTTCCAAAGCTACTTTGCAGGGGGAAGCGACTAAACCCTTTCTCCTTTTTTATGTACTACAAAAAATCAAAGAGCAAGAGGGTTAGGGTAACAATCCGGCATAAACACTGGAAACCCCCGTGGTGGCATCACCATTTCCGGTGGCCACCTTGGTGGAGAGAATGACGCAGCAGTGGAAACGATTGAATAACGAGAGCTCGAAGGCATACGCTGCGTTTTCTATTTATAGGGATCTAAGGATAGAACGGAGTTTAGAAAAGGTAGCAGAAGAGTGCCACAAGAGTTCAAGGCTCATAGGGAGATGGAGCTCTAAGTATCATTGGGTAGAACGAGCTACCGCGTATGACGACCATTTAGACGAACAACGACAAAAACGGTGGCAAGCTAAACTTATCGCTGCGGACGACGAAACGCTTGAAGAAGCCATAGAATTACGTAGAGACTCGTTTAAAATAATGCAAAACGATAAGCCGGGATCATGGGCAGTTACACATCGCTGGCTCGGAGCTGTTGATGTAACGCAGAAAATCTCAGGCAGAGACACCAAGAAAGTAGAAATCGCCGGTAAGGTCTCGGTAGATATTACACAATCTCCTGAATACCTTAAGTTCACGCAAGAAGTGTTCGACGTACTCAGTCCTGAAAAACGACAAGAATTAGCAAAGAAGCTTTTTGAAGAGAATGATGAACCCGAAACATGAGCTAGCATACAAACTAGACCCGGCACTATGGGCTCGTGAGGTCTTGGGCTTTAATGCATACGGTTGGCAGGAGGATTTCCTCCACAACACAAACCATAGGGTTATTATGAATTGTCCTAGAGGTTCGGGTAAATCACTACTTACTGCAATAATCACGCTTCACTCTGCGCTTTATACCCCACACTCTTTTGCATTGATGTTCTCTCGCTCTGAAAGACAGTCTATGGAGCTGTTAAAAAAAGTATTAGATTACTATCGTCAGGCAGGGTATAATACGTCAACGTCTGAAACGGCTCACAAGTTAGAACTAAGCAATGGTTCAAGAATCCTGTCACTTCCGAGTTCGGTTCAAACGGTAGTAGGCTACCACAACGTATCTATTTTAGTAATAGACGAAGCTGCCACCATAGGCGATGAATTCTATATGCGAAGTAGGCCAATGCTTGACCATGTTAAAGGAAGATTGTTTTTACTCTCAACACCGTTCGGACGTTCTGGATTCTTCTACAATGAATGGCGCGACTTTGTAGAGAATAAGAGTACAGTATGGGACGGAATCAACATTACAACAGAAGAATGTCCTTGGATGACTAAGAACTTCCTTAAAGAAGAGCGTGATAAGCTTGGGGAGTGGTGGTACTCGCAAGAATACGAGTGTCAGTTTCGCGAGAACGCTGAGGGTTTTTTTACAATAGAAGAGGTTGAAAACGCCTTTAGCAAGGAAGTTAAACCGCTTTTTAACCCAATTACGGGCGAACTTGATGTTCCAATTCCAGATAAGCCTATTGCACGCGGTATGATCTCAGGATTAGGTTGGGGAATATGACAACACCACTTGAAGACCGAGTAACTGAGCTTGAAATAGCATTTGTAGAGCTGTATAAATACGCTCACCTTACACAAGCACAAAAAGATGAGTTACAAGCAATAGATGAACGAGACAAATACCTCGAAGAAGAACGGAATAGGGTAGAGCTTGAGATCGGAAAGATAAAGCGAAAAGATGGCTGATAAAGAAGAAATCCACTGTAATGCCTGTCAAAAAACCATTACCTCAGCAGACGAACTCTCAACATACCATGCTCCGTTTATTATCTGCCTCGAGTGCGCTAAGAAGTATTCAATTAACAGGACGTTTTTCGTAGGCCTCGACCTTGGACAAGCTGCTGATTTTACCGCAGTAGCAGTAATGGAATGCACCGAAGCTAAACTTATCCCACCTCCACCAACGTCAAGGGATTCTTTTGAACTAAGCGGCATAGGTGATGCAACAGGTAAAAGCGCAGTCAGAAGCGCAGTCGCTAAAGTAACGCAAGAGACTCCAATAGGCAAAACCTACCACATTAGATTCTGCGAACGGTTAGAAAAAGGCACAGCGTATCCCGATATCGTACGTTGGATCTCTACGCTGGTTACGAAGCTATTAACAAGGGCCCAGGTTGGCTTAGTCGTCGATGCCACAGGTGTAGGCAGACCTATTGTCGATATGTTCACGCAATCAGGACTCAAATGTGTACCAGTAAACGTGACCGGCGGCCAGAATGATAACTTCGGAAACGGGGTTTGGAACGTACCTAAGAAAGATTTGGTAGGCGCTGCGAAGGTGATGCTTGGTAAAAAGCTCTTGAAGATTGACGACGGTCTTGAGCATAAAGACGTACTGATAAGAGAAATTGAGAACTTTAGGATTAAGATTAACGAAAGAACTCGCCATGAGAGTTACGAAGCGTGGAGAGAATCAGACCATGATGACTTGGTCTTTGCTTTATGTTTAGTCTGCTGGTGGGCGCTTAAAAGGGACCAGGCATCTAGTATTACTCCATATCCACCTATCGCAGTTCACGGGCCACGCGGAGAGTTACCTGCAAGCGATTTAGGTAGGAGATTGCCTAACTTGGCGATGGATGAAGACAAACCATATCGAGGTGGTGAAGAACCGCCGTGATTAGCACAAAACACGAATCATGGGAAGGCGTTTTGTACAAAAAGGATAATGTAGACTCAATCATCTGTGGCAACACGTTAGACGTTCTCCGCACAATGCCTGATGAATCAATAGACTGTTGCATAACCAGCCCGCCGTACTGGGGTTTGCGGGACTACGGCATCGATAGCCAGCTAGGTCTTGAACCAACCTTCCAGCTTTACATCGAACACCTCCTAGAGATATTTGACCAAGTTCATAGGGTGCTTAAAAAGACTGGGACGTGTTGGGTGAATCTTGGGGATACGTATGCTGGTTCTTGGGGCCACTCAGGCCACAGACCAGAGCGCACAGGAATAGTAGGACATCACTATGTTCGTGAAGGACACCCTAAATTTAACCCACCATCTTCACGAGTTCAATCTGTACAAGCCAAGGCCCTCTGCAACATCCCCTTCCACTTCGCCATCGGCATGACCGACCATAAGTGGATAGAAAGAAATTGCATAATATGGCACAAGCCGTCGTGTATGCCATCGTCTGCAAAAGACCGCTTCACTGTGGACTTTGAATACGTTTTCTTTTTCGTGAAGTCAAAGAAGTATTGGTTTGAGCAGCAGTTTGAGGCTAATGTAGATAGTTACGAGAAAGCGAAAGTTAAACACGGCGCAACTAAAAAATATATAGGTACGCCACTAGAACGTAATTGCTGTGAAGGGGACAGGTATAACCCAAACGGACGCAACCGCCGCGCCGTCTGGAGAATAAACCCCCAACCTTTCAAAGACGCCCACTTCGCTGTCTTCCCGGAAAAGCTGGTCGAACCGATGATACTTGCCGGTTGCCCCTTAGAAGGAACAGTCCTCGACCCATTTGCAGGCTCCGGCACTACCTGTTTAGTCGCCCGCAAACTCGGCAGGCATTACATCGGCATCGATTTAAATCCTAATTATTGTGATATGGCAAATAAACGATTAGCTGAGGTATTATAAGAGGAATAACGCTAAAATGGCAAAGAACGGAATAACTGATTTTGCTGAAACACGGAATAGCATCATAGCTAAAGGATTTGACCTTACCGATCAGCCAATGGATGCGACAGGATTTCCATCACTAGGCTACGGCGACTTAATGGGTTACGGCCCGTCAACTCCGGGACTACCACCCAACATCAACTGGTTCCAGGAATACGGCACCACGGGACTCATGTATGTCCCGCCGTATGTCTATGAAGAGTGGCTTGAACAACTCCAATACACCAGAGGCGTCCGCAAATGGAAAGAAATGCGGGATATGGACGCTGTTATCTCAGCTATCTGGTACACCGTGGAGATGATATGCCGTTCTGTAAACTTCTGGTGGGAAATCGACGGACAGCGCGATTCAAACGGCAACCTGCAAGACCCAGAGTTAGCAAAGTCAATTACGTTCTACGAACAGTGCTGGGAGGATATGAGCACATCCTGGGAAGACACATTGCCGGATATCCTAAGTTGTGGTGTATTTGGTTACTCTATTGCGGAGATTGTTTACAAGAAACGAGAAGGCCCACACCCAGAAGATTCAACCATAGATTCAAATTACGACGATGGCCGAATAGGATGGAGAAAGTTAGCTCCGAGAGCTCAGGAAACGCTTTTAAACTGGCACTTTGACGAGCACGGCGGTATTAGAGGTTTTAGACAACTCGCACCACCTAAATTCCAGATAACTGAAATACCTATAGAGAAAATGCTACTCTTCAGGATAAAGCCACGCAAGGGCAACCCGGAAGGTGTAAGTCTTTTCAGAGGCGCATACCGGGCGTACGAGTTTAAGAAACTATTAGAAGAAATCGAAATGGTCGGGTATGAACGAGACTTAGCCGGTGTTCCTGTGATACGTGCTCCAGGTGAAGTCATAACCGGCGTCGATCCAACTTCAACCGCGATGATGCAGCTACTTACCCGGTACGTCCGCAACTTAAAACGAAACCAGGACGAAGGGTATGTATTACCAAGTAATTCTTTTCCACCTGAACGCGGCGGCGGGCAGATGTATTCTATTGAATTACTAGGCCCACAATCACAAAGGCAATTACTCCCGGATGTTGGTATTCAGCGATACAATAAGTTAATCGCAATGTCTGTTCTAGCAGATTTCCTTATGCTTGGACAGGATACAACAGGATCGTACGCATTAGCAGAAACCCGGAATAACTTGTTTAGTCTCAGCATTACAGCGATTTTAGATTCTATTTGTTCAGTGATTAACTCTTATGCAGTTCCACGACTAGCGCAGATGAACCCTGACATAAACCCGTCAAGTTTGCCGAGGTTAGTGCACGGTGAGGTAGCAAGCTCGGAACTAAGCGATCTGGGTATATTCCTTAACAACGTCGCTCGAGGTGGGGTTGCGATACCGGACGACGTTCAGTTTAGAAACGCACTGTGGAGACTTGCACATCTTCCACTTGAACCAGAACCAGACGCACCAGGCACAACGCCAGTTGATTCGTTGCTACCCGGACAAGTGCCAGCTCGTAGAAGAGAACGAGCACAGCCGCTTAATGAAGAAACTCCGTACCCTGGAGCGTACACATTAGCAGGAACGCCTGGAACAACTGTGCCAGCTCAAACCGCAAAGAGCGAACCGACTAGTACAGATGTGCACGTGAATAGCCCGACGGATGAGTTTTCGGTTGCATATATACAGGGAACTCAACCTAAGGGTAAGAAGAAAAAGCGAGCAAACAAAGTCCAAAAGATACAGAGCTTAGAGCAGCGTGTAGCGACTCTTGAAAAGATGTTAACTGAGGCGTAGTATGGACAAAGAAACTGTTGATTGGATTAAAGAACTAGAACGGCAGATAAAAGACCTAAAATTAGAGCTCAAACACCATATTAGTAACTGTCCATTCAGAGAGGTCAAATGCTAGAAGAATATCGAACGTGGTATCTAAGTAAAACAGGAACGGAGCCTGAACATGAAGGCCAAGAACGTGTGGAACGATCCTGAAGACTTTGGAATTGAGGGGCCTCAAGTCATTCGCGTGAATAAAAGACAGCTCCTTAAGATGTGTACAACACCTGAAGGGAAAGAGATGGTTAAGCAAGCCTTTAAAGAGCGAGAGGAACATCAGAAAGCGATAATGCAGGAAGAACGTGATACTGGGTGGGCGCAGCCGAATAAGACCAACACTGAAAAACTTTCTCGGAAAGAAAAGAAAGAAATGAACGACGCACTTAAAGACATCACCGATACATCAAAAGACTGGCAAGCGGCATTTGCTTTGTTCATGTTCTTCGGATGGCCGTTGGTCTGGATACTCATAGCGCATTTCGTATTCCACTTCTAGAATCTAATGAACATAAAAGAATGTCTGCAAGAACTCATAATCATAATCGCCGGTGTTCTCATTGCTGAAATGATTTACGGAATTATATCTCACGTTTAGGAGGATTTAATGCCAGCTGAAAAAAAAGAAGCTAAACCTAAAACTAAGAAAGTCACTAAGAAGAAGGAAGCTGAGGTTATAATTGAGCCTACCGATAAAAAGAGCATTGAAGAAATCGAAAAAGAACTTCATGATAAACTCTTTCCAGAGCAAGAACCTAAAGAAGATAAAGACATTGAGTTCCTACGAGAAGCAATCGCTGAACGTGATAGATCCCCTGAAGAAACCGCAGACGTTGAGTTCTTAGAAGCTATCTCAACTGCCTCCGAACCTGAAGCACTAGCCGCACTACAAGCCTCACAGGAAGAAGAACAGCTCAAGCAGTTTGAGGCCAAGCAAAAAGAAATAGAAGCTCAGTTTGCCAAGGCCGCCAAGAAAAAGAAGAAACTTAAACCATTCAAACTTGACCTGTCTGGAGATTTACTCGAACGCTGGGACGCAATGATCGACGGCATGCGTGCCAGTATGTTGTCACGCCCGGGTATCTCTGCCGTTGAGAAAGCAATGCTTAGTGCCATGCAAATCACCCCTGAAATCGCGCTTACCTACTTACTTACCCTGCACGATGAAGAGATAGAAAGACAGCATGAAGTCAGACATGCGATGTTAATGCCTCATGATGGCCGACCACAGCCTAGCGCAGAGCAACAGGATGCAATGCTTAGGTCAATAGAAAAGCAAAGACCACAAGCTACGACGTCAAATAACCCGAGTAGTTTACTCGCTGACCCGAATAAAATGGCCCCAAGACTACCGCCAATGAGTATGTATGGTAAAGGTGGGGTCACGGTAAACGGTCAAGAATTATCTGAGAATGATTTTTACAGAATGGTTCAATCTCAGAAACCGAAGCAGATTCCGAAGAAGCGTGCATATGAACGATAAATTTAGAGAGGACCAAAGTAGAGATGAATGAAACTGTTGAAGAAGTCGAAATCGAAAAAAGAACATACAGTCCGCAATACGTTGACGCGATGTTTGAAAGCGTCAAGCAGTATTTACCCCCCGGGGTCTGGGAGAAACTACACCAGCAAGTGATGCCTAAAGCTGGTGGCATGGCCGCTGCTGAAAACAGACGAGCCGCAGCACAAGAAGCGCAAACCGCAGCAGAGGGGGCGGTCGAATCAGCACAAGCAGCTGCTACACAGCAAGACGTTAATGCTGAACAAGGAATCGGTAAACAGGATTTACCCAGTGGCATGAACAACACCGACCAGGCTTCACCATCATCGCAGGGCTGCCCTGATTGTCCGCCGTGTCCACCATGCCAGCAAAGTGGTTCAGGTCCGGAAACACCACCTGATACCACAGTGCAGCAATCCCAAAAATCAGTCGAGAGGGCTGGCGGTTGTCAAGGTGTTGTGGATAACTGCATGAAACTGAAAGAGAAAGCTGGCGAGACCGGATCTGAAGCTGAAAAGGACTGTGAGAAAACACGAAACGCGTGCCAGAATATGAGCAAAGAAGATGTCGATAAGACGGCTCATGGTAAACAAGACGCACCGATAGCGGATACAGGAGCATGGGACGCCGGTGCAGCACAAAAGCGTATGGTTGCAGCAGCTACGAACGCCGATGGCGACATTAACTTCAGCCAGCTCAAAAGAGGTTATCTGTGGAGCGCACCAAACCCAAACAAGCTTTCTGACTTTAAGTTCCCTGTTGGAGATATAATCAACGGACAGTTCAAAATAAACAGAACAGCACTTGCAGCAGCAGCGGGACGAATCAATCAGTCAAAAGGTATCCCACCGGATGAACTCGCATCAATGAAAACAACGCTCAGAAGCTACTACAAAGACATAGGTGAAGATGCTCCAGACAACATTCAAAAGTTAGATGTTGAAACATACATTGGTCCTCGTGCCCAGGTGCTCTTTATCGCGGCATCACCAAGTCCAAACGATACAATCCGTAAGTCAGCGATGACCGGCAAACCTGGCAGGATCTTTGATGAGAGGTATCTAAAACCGCTTAACCTGACTCGAAACGATATTGCGTTTATGTATCTTGTACCACACCTGCGTAAGCACGATAATGGCACACCTCGTGAACCAAATACAGATGAAATCGAAAAATGGTCTGACTGGTTTGATACTGAGTTAAACCGCATCGAGAAAGGTCATAAGATGGTTAGGGTTGCTTTGGGCCACACTGTTAAAAAGAGTCTTGGCAGAGATATAGACTTTACTTTACCACATCCAATATTGCTTGAGCTCGGAGTGCCAAGAGCGGAACAAGAGTTCCAACGTAAAAGGCTCATGCTGGCTAAAAGTCTTGAGGCACGTTACCAAAAAAACTGATGAGGCGGCCCGAAAAAGCCGCCGTTTCTAAAGAGATACACGCAAGCTATATAAACGCACAAAACGATTTTAGGACGATACAGAAATCAGCAGCAACCCGGCACTATACCGCACGACAGTTGAAGGCCGAATCCGATAACGTCGTGGTCGGTGTTGTGTACTCAGCGTGCCATAAGGGGGAAGCCTGCGAGCTAGATACGCAGAAGGATTTTATGTATCCTGATGACCTGCGTAAGATGGCTCGTGACTATCTCGCTAATGCGATCAAATCGCAAAGCTCTTATGGCCCTGTAGGAACCCACCACGTTAAACCCGTAAAATCGGATCAAGCTGTGCCGGTGGAGAGCTTTATCGCTCCCGTTGACTTCACCCTCGAAACGTTCGATGGGCCGGAGTACGTCAAAAAAGACGACTGGGTGCTGTACACCAGAATAAACGATACGCTAACAAAGCGCGTTGAGAGCGGCGAATTCGGCGCGTATAGTATCGATGGAAATGGGTTACGCATACCGGAAAGCCCGTAAAGCGAGCGAAACGAGAAGAGTACCAAGGCTCAGGTGAACACTAAAGATTATTCAAATGATGCACTTAGCCTTAGCTCTTTAAATAAAGGCGAACACGGCCCTACTCGTTTAGAAGATGTCAACCTCTCTAAAGAAGGAGGGGTACATCTAGTTACCCGTGGAGCTGCGCGTAAGCGCATAAAGCTCACTAAAGGGTTAACGGAGTCTAGTTTTATGTCAGAATCAGAAGATGCAGCCTTCGCTATCGACGTGCTCAAACAAGACACAAACGATAGCGAAGAAGTACAAAAAGCATTTCCTGGGCTGCCACCTGAAGCGTATGAAGCCTTAACAGGCGCAGTGAAGCTTACCAAGAGCGTCGCTGATGAATTACCTTCTGATACCTTCGACAAGATCGCTCAACTCTCTGGATTCGCTAAGGCTTCTAAGCCTGCTGATGACGGGGACGACGACGATGATGACGATGGTTGTGACGGTGATGGTGATGGTGACGGCACCACGAAATCGAGAGCTACGAAAATGAAGAAAACAGATATTGAAAAAGCCCTCGCAAAGATCGAAAAGAAAGAGGATATCGACCTCCTGCCCGAGGACGTTCAGAAAGCTGTCCGTCCGCTCTACCGCATGATGGTAGAGAAAGACGCAAGGATCGAGAAGCTGGAAAGTGATGCGGTTGACCGTATCTATGTCCAGAAAGCCGCTTCCTACGAGCACATTGCGAAGGGCCCGGACTTCATCCCACTGCTTAAGTATGCAGGGGATGTAATGGACGAGAGTCATTTTAAGCGGTTTATCCAGCTTTTAGACGCTCACGAAGAGATGCTTGCTAAAGGCGATCTGTTCGCTGAGTTCGGCTCCGAAGCCGAGAGCGGTACTGACGCACAGGATCCACTTGTCCGATGGGACGCCCTGGCAAAAGAAGCCGTTAGAAAGAGCGGTGGAGCAGTCACCTACGAACAGGCATACACGGATATCGTTCACGCAGACCCCGAGGGGTACAACGAAAACCTCGCCCGTGTTTTAGGAGGTAGATAATCATGGTCGGCGATGCACCAGTCCAGCAAATGAGTTACATAGCTGGGCAAGACTTTTCAAGCACAGGGCTTTTCACCCCTAACACAGCGCAATTCAGAGCGGTCATGATGGGGACTGACGGCAAGATGTATATTGCCTCTACCTCTGCTCAGACGATCGGAGCGGTTACAGTACCAGCAAATCAGGCGTGGGGGATACTACAAAACGACCCAACAGCAGGAGATATTGCGACCGTTACAGAACTTGGGCATTCTAAAGCGTATATGGGCACGACAGCGAACCCAGGCCAGGGTCTCAAGGTTTACGATACCAACGGCACCCTCGGCCCCGGTATAAGTGGCACTGACGTTATCGTTGGGATGATGAGCCAGGATATATGCGGCGGAGCCGGTGAGATACACGACATCGCTCTTATAGCGCATCAACCACAGGGCACGAATTACCACGCTGGGCAACTCATGTTCGGCATCAAGCAGACGAACCTGACCGCATCGGGTAATGTCTATGCGTCTATACCACTAGGCTTTACTGGCTCTATTGTTGGCGTCTACGGTATCTACACGACCGCAGCAGGAACAAGCTCAGGCGTAGGGACGCTTGACTTTAAACTGTATACCGGCGGTTCAGGACGGCAGGTACAATCAGCAGGCCCTGCGACGGTAACGCTGACACTCAGCAACTCAGATACAGTGGGCACAGTGGTCAGCCAGTCAGCAGCTCCAACGCTCAACAACTCGTTCGCGCCAACGGACACGCTTACGATCCACTACACGCAGACGACGACCTTTCTCAGTGACACAGGCGTCCTGGAAGTCCACATAATCACCAATTAAGGAGAAAAACAAAAATGGCAACTAGATTTAGAAACGTCGCGTCGTTCACTCCTAATATGGGACTCTCTGGGAACGCAGCGCGATTAGGCCAAGCCGGACTACACGGCGCAGCCTCACGACTTACTAAAGCCGGATACATCGACGACATCAGCGAAGCGTGGACGATGCCCGATCACGTCACGTTGACCAAGAGTCAACCCACTGTTTACGACGTGCACGTTAACGTCCCTAACACGACGTTTTCAGTGGCATACATCCAAAGCCAAACGCAGTTCCAAGCGGCTAATATATTCCCGCTGATACCTGTACAGAAGAAAAGCGACTACTACGTGTCGTACAACAAAGACTACTGGTTCACGAATGAGGCCAAAGTTCGGTTAGACGGCGCCGAGACCACTGGTACCGGCTACGGCATCAACATGAAGAATACCTACATGTGCGATGTCTGGGGCCTACACGTTGACCTTGGCGATGCGGTAGCGGCTAACGCCGATGCTCCGTTGAACATGCAGAGGGATATTTCACTATTCCTTACGCAGAAGCTTCTTTTGGCGCGTGAGATGGAGTTTGTGACCAACTACTTCACCCCTGGCGTCTGGTCGAACCAGGCAACAGGCAACACGCAAGCCGAAGTCACAAGCGACCCAACTGACTACAAGTTTGTCCAGTTCGACGACCAGCTAAACTCCTCGCCAATCGAAACGATACGGAAGTATAGATTGTCTATCGCTCAACAGACTGGCTTTGTGCCTAATACACTCGTACTAGGCCCGCAAGTCTACGAAGCGTTGATTGTTCACCCTGAAATCATTGAGAGGATAAAGTTCGGTGGAACGCCTGGCGCTCCGGCTGTTGTCAGTGAACAGGCTCTTGCACAGGTGTTCAGCATTGACCGTGTTATCATACCGATGTGTGTGGTAAACTCGGCAGCAGAAGGCGCAAGTGCAAGCTATGGCTTTGCATACGGCAACGATGCTCTGCTCTGCTACAGCAACCCAACGCCCTCGATACTTACGCCAAGCGCAGGATATACCTTCGGCTGGAACGGCTACCTCAGCTCTGGTGGGCCTTATCAGAACATACAAGGCTCAGGTGGAGCAGGCTGGTTCGCTGTGCGTAACTTCCGCCTGGAGTGGAGGAAGGCAATGAGACTCGAAGCCGAGATGGCAATGGGCATGGAACAGATCGCACCAGACCTGGCGTACTTCCTCAACAGCGCGGTGTCGAGTACGTACTTCTGAGCTAAAGAAAAATGACGTGGAGCTACAGTGGCGATCCTACCACTTCGATGAAGGATGCGGTTCGGTTCACGATCGGGGACACCGACGGCAACCACCAACTGCTGCAGGACGAGGAGATATGTTACATCGTACTCCCCCAAGCAGAAGGTGGTCTCGCGGTTACGAACGTCTACTGGGCAGGAAAACTGTGTGCAGATAAACTAGCAGCGCGGTTCGCTCCCAGTACGCAGATTAAGCTCGGTGACTGGAGCGGTGACTACCAGCAACGATACCAGCAGTTTAGGCAGATGAGTATTGACCTAGAACAAATGGTAGCGATGCAGGCTAAACCATTCTTTGGCGGAACGCAGCCGCTTGAACCCGAACACTGCACACCGAAGCGGATTAAAATCGGAATGTGGGAGGATCACTACTGGTAGCTTCCTAATTTTTTTAGGTAACACACATGGCAAACGGAAAGAAGAACGGAAAAGACGCTCCGATGACGTTTAAGACTGGAAAACCTGAGGTTAAACCTGAGGTTACACC